CAAACGCTTCCCGGCAGATATCGAAGGTTTCCCAACCATTGCGTTTGACTCTATCGGGATTGCCAGTATTGTCTGAGAAGTCGTCAATGGCAACAACTTCGCTCGCGCCGCGTTTCAGGGCTTCCCACGTCCAGTAACCATCCCAAGCGCCGATATCCAGAACACGCTTGCCAGTCAGGTCTTCGGGGATACCGTACTTCGAAGCATCCAATGGGGACCACCCCGGCGTCACCGTACCGTCTGGTAGTTCGATTTTGTGATACCAGTAGGGTATCTCTTTAACTCGTTCTTCGATTGTTTTATCCATATTTGTTCCCTGTCCATCAATGTGTCCATCGGGCCGCGCCCTTGCGAGCAACGGCCCGATGAACAAGGATTATTAACCTTCGCCAACCAAACGCAGACCGTCGGCAGTCGTTGCCTGAGTCGCAAGGGGATCGTCACCGCTGTTGTTTTTGAACAGGTGGGCGAGCAGCGAAATTGCCACAAGCTGCTTAACCGGCGTGAAGTCCACGGCGATGTAGCGTTTCCTGCCTCTCAAGTCCATATTCATCTGGTAGATGTTCTGCTTCGTGGATGAAATAGCAGGAAGGGTATTGTCACATGTAGCCGCTACAGCCGCACCACATGAGAATGCAGGCAGTACCGTGCAATCGGTAGTAACGTCAGTCGGAGTCGTGTCGGATTCGCCGATTCTCAGAATTTCAGCAGACCCCGCAGCTTCCGCAGTGCCGGCCAAAACCTGGAACACCATATAGTCGTAACCTTTGGTATCAACCGTTGCGAATACGTCACCGGACGAAGTCGCAGATTGAGTTTCCTCAAGGATTACGGTTTTCACATTTGAAGGATTCATATTTGTACTCCTTATTTCGAGATTGTCATTTTGATTATGTAGTACCAACGCTTGCGACTATCGGACCGGCAGTGGAAGTGTCACCGATATCATGGTTGACGATGCAGAATCGCTCGGTCGCCTGAATTGCAATCTGGTCGTACTCGATATACCGCTCGCTTGAGGTCTTGATAGTAATACCCCTGCGGTCGCCGAAAGTCGTCGAAAGGCTCAAATCGCCAAAAAGGAAGGCAACCGTAGCATTCGTAGGCGCTGAGGGCATTGCAGGCGATACTACGATGGGATAACCCGCAAAGGTCGGCTGTGCCCCGGATGCTATCTGCGCCGTGGTATTGCCACCTGCGGCCAGGGCAATAGCATCGAACAAACCAGCCTTACCGGCAGGGCTGATATACCACTTGGCCCTCGGAATAGCATAGGCCGGAAGCAGCGACATGAGAGTAATAAGCTCATCCGGAAGTGTAGCGTGCGACCATGCCGTATAGGGCGAAGTACCAGCGTCCTGACCTGCGGTATGGTTGCCGTCAACAAACCGCGTTCTGATTCCAATCATCCCGCCGTAAGTCGAAGTGCCATCACCGTCAAGACCGCACTGGTCCTCTTTCTGAGCAAACGCATAGGCCATCTCCTGAGCAAGATCGTCTGCAATATTGATTATCGCATCCTCGTTCAGGTCGGTACTCATTCGGGTCAGCGCGCCAAGCTTCTTGGCGGTCAACTCGACCTGATTCCACGACTTGTCCGAAGCGGTAATAGCATCAGTCTCACCCACAAAGTAAGCAGTCACACCGCCAGCCCTGCGCGGGATAAGCATGTGGTCGCTTGACATCGGTACGACGCGGGCATTGGCCCGGAACATACCGTATTGCTCTCTGAGGTCGATAATCGCCCGCTCCATTACATCGGGCACGACGAACCCGCCGGCGGAGTTGACGCCTTCGGTCTGAACCCGGATTTCAACGCCGTGGTCCCGGCACCATTGACGCGACACCGCATCGCCCATGACCGTAGCCATCAGGAATCTTCCCGACGTATAGGCGTTTACTTCGGCGTTAGGCCCTTTGAAGGCCCTCAATGTCCCGAAACGGAACATTGTCGGCTTGGTAATCTCAATGCGACCGCCATCAGCCTGCTCCGGCGTGCTTTTGCGCGGCTCGGCTTTATTCAGCCTGGCCTCAGTGGCTTCGAGTCTTTCCTGCCGTATCGCCTCCTGCTCAATCTGCTCTGACTCGCGCATGTGCTTATCGAAAGCATCAGCTTCCTCCTGCGTCATACGACGACTCTCCTGTTCGGCCTTGTCTTTTATCTCTCTTGCGGCCTCGGCCTCTTCGACCGCTTTTTCTCGTAATTCCAAAACTGTCATTTCCGTGTCTCCAATTCGGCCAAAAAAAGAAGGGGCCACAAAGTCTTGACTGCTCGTAGCAGTTCTCGACCTCGCAGCCCCATAACAGGCTTCGTGGTTATGCACTCGGCGGGGATCAGCCGCTTGTGCCTGTCCTTTTTCTGGTCATGTTTTTAATTCATTGATATTCCTTTGCAGAGCATTGGCCCCGCTGCAACTCGTCAATTCTCGGCTGACTTATTGCGCGCTATAATACGTCCGGCCTTACGATACTTTCTCTCAATATCGCGCTGGCGCGTGGCGTCAATTTCCTTTGGTTTTTCTTCCTTCTTTTCCGGTTTGTTGCGCTTCAAACTTTCCTTGAAGGCATCAAGCGACCTCGCAGCTACCGTCGTATCGGGATAGGCAGGATAGGTCACAGGCCCCACGTCAAACAACTCGCCAACCCTGATAATCGTCCGTTCAACTGGCCCCTCCTCCTTGTATTTCCAATCATCCTCAGCCACTGTGAACGCAAATGAGCATCCAGTGATATCCTTGCGCCGGATTTCCTCAACCGTATCCTTGCCGGTGCTTGTATTCGGCGGGTCAACTTCGAATCGCAGGCCCACAGAATTCGTATCAAGTCTCAGAGTCCCGCTGGTAGTCCTGCCGAGTATCAAATTGGGATCGTGGTTCTTCAGGGCTCTCACATCCGCCTCTTTCAAAGCATCATCGAATGCCCCGGCCCGGATTTTCTCTACAAAACCGCCAAGGTCCACCGACCACTTGCCGAATTTCGCGGCATAGCCGGTGATTTTCGGTTTCTCGTCATCAGTTACTCTTAATTCGACATCATCAACGGACAGAACCCGGCGCTCAATGTAATCAGGCATTTCGCTATTACTCTTTTTAGCAGCTTCGAAACTTCCATCATGGTCTTTGCAATGGGCGCGGGCATCGGACGCGGACCAAGTATCCTTTTTGTATCGGTATGCTTGCTCCGTCATAGAATCTTCACCCTTCAGCTTCCCCATAATGATTGAATATTCTTTGCCCTCATGCTCTCTGGTAGTCCTTCGGAATGACCCGTCTTTGAAATCAGCCGGGTTGCGAAGTCTGCAAGCGTGTTCGTTTTCATATGGCATTTTGAATCGCCTCCATAATCTTGTCTGCGAGGTTTTCAGCATCGCCTTTGTTCAATTTCGTGTTCTGCTGGATAATGTCATCCAGCACTGTTTCTATCGTCGCCCTCGTTTGAACGTCCGTCCGTCCGCGCATACTGGCATAGGCATAGACCGGCTCATAAAGCAACCGCCCTGCCCAATCTCGTTTCTTACCAAGTCCGCCGCCGTTAGTGCCCTTGATAATTCTGGACCACTGACTTGCTATCATTGCGCGGTGGGCCTGGCGGGCATCGTCCTGATTATCCGGTTCGGGACTGGGCGGTTCCGGCTGGGGGGTTTCAGTACCGGCGGGCTTCATATTCAAAGGCTCAAGGTAAATATCACCCTCCGGCCCGATCGGATTGAGGTTCTCCCACTGTCTGATATCATTCACGGACAGCCATCCACCCATGCGCCCGATATTGAAAGCTTCGTATCTGCTCTTTGTATCGCCCCGGAGAAGGGCATCGGCAAGGATTTCACAGAACATCGTTGCTTGTTCGCTCGGCAGGAATAATTTGTAGTTGCATTCCTGTTCCCATTTCCTGAACCAGTAAAGCATGGTAGAGGTCACGAAGTCGATATTCTGCTCCTCGATCTTGGAGAATGTGCTGTGTTCCATCGAGGCCAGTTTATGAGGCGGAATAAGGAAAATTCGAGCGCAGTCGTCAACTGTGTATTTCTGTATCTCGATTGCCTGCGCTTTTTCCGGCTCGACTCCAATTTTCGTCCATTTCATGCCCTCTTCCAGGACGGCTATTCGGTGGGCCTTACTCAGTCCCCCATAGTTTTTGTTCCAGGAATCTGCAAGTCTTTCCGCAGCTTCTTTCGAAAGCGTCTCGGGGTGTTCCAGAATACCATCAGGATTAGCATTGCCGGAGAAGAACCGCGCGCCGTATTCTTTCACGGCCTGACCGTATCCTATTGCCTCCTTGTGATAATGCACGACGTTGTAACCAGTGTATCCGTCGAAACCCAGCCCCTTAATATGCAGGACATTCGCATCGGGCAGGTAAACTGTTTCTCCGACCTGTTGACGCAC